ATAATTTTGTTTGGGCTGAAACAGAGCTAAATAAAACGTCAGAAGATGTTAATACATTTTGATTCATATCAAAAAGATTATTATTTCCTTGGCCCGTGTTAATTGTATTGCATGTAATAGAAGAAGATGAGGTAAGACTTTGATCCATGGGATAAAGTTCATTTGCTCCTTGGCCAGTATTTACTGTTGCGAAAGTAACTGCATCTGTTGTATCTAGCGTCTGATCGTATAAATTATCTTTATATAAGGCAATTCTCTGAGCATTACTAACTCGTCGAGAAGTTCCGCTTTGGTCACATTCATCTTGGTCAACTAAAAATGCTGCTGCCGCTGGATCTAAATCACTTATCTTTTTTGCCATGTTATGCCCCTTCTGTTACTCTCTGCTCGCCATCTTCTGTAACCCTTAGTTCACCATCTTCCGTTATTCTTTCTTCAGAAGGTGGGGGTGGTATGCTAAATGTTAATTGAGATATAATTAACCACCACTGATCGTTCCCAACCCTTTCATTAAGCATTGATTAAGTCCCGCCATACCAGAATATACCAGTAGCTGTAGTATTCGCACTCAACACAGCTGTTCCCCATCCTGGATGATATTCGCCTGGTTGAGCATCAATGATAATATAAGAATTTCCATCAATGCCTTTTACCTCGACATCACCCGCTGTTCTAACCCTTAGAAATTTAAATACAAATCCTAAATCTTGATCTAAAGTCATTGGTGCATTAGCTCCATTTAAAAGCCAAATGCCCACCTGTTCAGTCCTAGACGCTGGGTTTACATTTCCAATCTGATTGTTTAAATAACTCATTATATACCTCTATCTATTAATTGTCTTATAAATCTATGCTGCTATTACTTGAAGGTCGCCCGCATCATCTACGTATGCCAAATAATTTGTGCCATTTTCTGATGTAAATTGACAGTATGTGGTTTTATTAATTGTTCCAGATGCAGCTTCATGCGTAGCCACTATGTTATCCAGTATTGTTTTATCTCCTGGAGATAATTCTTCCGTCATTTCAACTTTTGCCTCTGAGTTTAAGTACACCCCATGCAGTTTGCTGCCAATAGTTTCATCTTGATATATTCTTTCGGCTAATGTAACTGGATTGCCATCACCATCTACATCATTTGGATTGTTGATATTCCATTCGCCATCTGAAAATGTTCTTGTATATATATAAATTGCCATGCTAAGAAGTCCTATAGTAAAGCTCAATCATTGTATAACTTATTTGTGCTCCGACATTATTTTGTTTTATATTAACTGCGCCTGTGTCGGCAGCCTCCACGTCAGTCAATACTCCTGATAAATCTATTCCGAATTTTATGTGATCTACTGGATGCACAAACGAAATCCCCACCAGTGATTCATTATGCACCTGGTTATCTTCTCCAATAGCTCCGTAATTAGAAGTTAAGTTAATGGTTCCGCTTGCCGGGTCTTCTGCCCACCCTATTAAGTTAATAGATTCAATGGATACAAAATCCAAAGGGATACTAAAATTAAATGAAAAGTTAGCGTTAGACGAAATTCTTCGTGCCCTATATTGTTCGTTAGTATTGTTAGTTTCTGCCGGATAAACTATATATTTCACTTCGCCAATATTAGACATCGCTATTTCGATAACTAAAGGATCAAGATTTATTATCCTATAAACTCTAATTAATGGAGTAGTGTCTTGAGTTAATATTAAATCATTAATTTTAATTACATCTCTCGCAAAACCTATAAAAGGGGGAAAATAGTTTGGCTGAACAATATCATCAAAACTATCTACATTTGTATTATATCGATGCCATCCAACTCCATTGGATGTTATTGTATTATAGTTCCCTCTATCTTTGGTAAAACCTAAAGATGTATAAGCCATAATATTTCTCTATAATTTAATATGTAAGTACCAAAATCGCGTTGGCTGCATATTATTATGCGGCTGATTTCCACCAGTACCACCAGTATCTTGAGTGCTATCACCTATCCATGCCGCGACACCACTATCAAGGGGCTTTATTTCAATGCCACCCCTATAAGAATATGTATGGGCATGATTGGCTAATTGATCAACATTTAAAGTATGATATTGATCCCCAAAAAGATCGGATGCTACAGGCGCAAAATCTAAATATAAAGAAGATGAACCAGCAACACCAAAAGCCGACCCAGAATATACTTCTAATGACATATGTTTATTTGCATCAAAATCAGCATCTGCGCTTGCTCCTCTTGACCCAGCAACTGGAAATACAGAGTCTGGGTAATTGTTCCAATATAGTCTATACAGGTTTCTAGTTGCTTCTCCAGAAAAAGTTGCTCCAGATAATCCAACTGTATCGGTAGAGCTTGATATAACGATCCATCCCGTGGAAGCCGCTGCGGGCGGCACAGCGCTCCACTTCATATCACCTGTTGTGTGGAGATTAGCACTAATCATTTCCATGATAACTTTATTTGCTGTCTGATTAAAGTTTTGATATATAAAATCATTAGATGGCGGTGTTCCAGTTTGCATTTGGAGATTAGTAAGGGCCCATCGACCAATTGTATTTAATGGAAATCTCCACCTCAATCTTAATGATGAGTCTCTATTTGTACCTAAACTTTTTCCAGCAATGGATGGTATGTTAATGCTGGAAAGAGCAATACGCGCCCAAACACCATTTGGGAAATTAAAATTAACAGGCGTTGGAACTGACGCAGAAGGTGCCCCACCAGTACCAAAATTCTGCTCAATAATAAGCTCTGTTGCTGCTGGAACAGATCCGAATGCATCAAAATTAATATGGACTGTTTCGCCTGAAAAAGCCCTAACATCATTAATTACGTACACTAGGTCTAAAGAGGTTGAAGCAGCCGTTCCTATTGCTTCATATTCAAAATATCTAGGAGCATTTTTAGACGGACCATTAGGGATTCCAACCCCTACAGAAGAATCTACAAATCGAATAACATCATTTATTCCATCTGCTCCAGTTTTTTCAAATAACCAACCAGTTGTAACCTTTTCTGTCGAGCCCGTAAGAGATCCGTTATTATTAACAACTGAGCCAGAAGTGTAATAACCGTCAGCAGTAGTGATCCCAATGCTGCCTCCTCCCGGCGCTACTCGAGTAAATCCCTGTGATGGAACCCTCGGTAATTTAGGAACCAAGCCAGAAACAAGACCATTAAATATATCGTTTGATATAACATGGAAATTTCCATTTATTATGAAGTTCGCAACATCCGCATTGACTGTAATAGGGGGACCTGTTCCAGAAGTAACAATTGGATAATCATCGATTGATAAAATCATTCTTCCGCTAGCATCTCTAATAACAACAAAATATTTATCCGTTCCGTTATCTTCCCAATACATTGGTACAGGGGTTCCACCAGTTCCATCTAATGGGATTGGATTTATATAAGCTCCAATTCCAGCAGGATCAGAATACACTGGTTTCGGAGTAATCTTATCTAACGAGCTGTATGTTTCCATCGTTCCATTAGCGGCCAGCTTCCCTTCTGCATCATGAAAATACCACTTAGGGGATGGTGCTAAAAAAAATGTTGCCATTATTAATCTTCCTCAAGCCCTTTTAGAGCATCTGCAATTAAAACCAAGCCAATACCAATTAAAAAATAACCAACCATTAAAATAGCTCCCTTCCCGCTTTAATTCCGCCGCCAACTGCTGCCCCAGCTCCGGCTAACTCTAGCCCGCGCAACCCGTATTTTCTAATTAGTTTAGAGGATCTAAATTGATTTTCTATCTTATCATTCATGAACTCATGAGTTGGGTCTACAAATTCTCTTAAACCTTTATTTTCTAATTTATTAAACTCATTTATAAATTTTGCCGGATTTATTTTTAATTTCCCACCAATGCGTCTAACCGCCGGAGAAAGTCCATGCGCAACAAATAAATCTCTATCTTCTGGAGATAATCTTTCTTTTATAAAGCGTGCGCTTTCTTCTGGTTGTTGCAGAAGGTTAAATATTCCTTCTGGATTATGCTTCATTCCTTTTCTTTTTAAAAGCATATTCGAAACAAGTCTATTTTCTAAAAAAGGAGCTACTTCATTTTTATGAAACTCAGATGCATCTAGATATGCTTTTTTTAGAACTTGGTTGGTATTACTCCATCCATTTCCAGCTTGATCAAAGGAATCTAAAATGTCTTCTCTCAATGCATTTCTTGCTTGTCCTGTTGCAAAAGATTTTGCGCGATCGGCTGGATCGAGGCTATTTCGCAATGCTGATTGCTCCTTAAATAGTTCCGATTGCAATTTGTGAGCATTTTTAAATGAGGGTGTTTTTTTAAAATCTAATAAGGCTTCTTTTGCTTCTGGTCGATAAACATTTAATTCCCCCATCAAAGGAGTTGATTTTGAGGAAATAATTTGCAACCCTTCTTTCTCAATTCTATCAGTAGGAGCGACTAATTCATCTCCAAATCCAGCTTTTTTAGCTAATTCATGTACATAGTCATAGTTTTTTTTGCTGGCTAACTTCGTATTTTTGTATAATTCTTTGATCTTATTATTTAAAGGGGTGTGGAGATCTCTTAAGCCTCTTCCTCGCGATATTTTTTTGAAAAAATTAACGGCCGTATCCGCAGCATTTTTACCTGAAATAGGAGAAGCAAGCCTAGAAATTCCTCTTCCTGCCGCTCCAGCCACTCTTTCTGCCCCTCTTAGCCCTGCTGCGCCACCAGTACCAAGGTATCCTAATGCTTCCGTAGCAGCCTGTGGTATTTGAGTCATTATATCTTGTTGCTGAACTCCAGGAATAGCCATTGGATGAACCGATGGTAACTTAGCTAATTGACGTACGCCAGGCACCCCAAAATATCGCCCTAACAATCCAACATCCCGCGGTAGATTTTCTAATCCGGCCACTGCGCTTTCTGCACCTTGAGCTATTCCGCCACCTATATTTAAAAGAGCTTGTAATGGAGAATGTTGAGGTTGAAAAGAAATACCCATGAATTTTGTTGGTTGAGCTTGTTGTGGAATATCAGCTAGCGAAGGAGTAAACCCACCTTCACTAGGCTTCTGTTGAATCTCTTCTATGTCTGATAATGTTGGTTTATAAGCCATTGTTATTTACCTAGCTGAGATTTTACTTGTTGCTGTTGCTGTGGATTCAGAGATTGATACCAACCCTGAAATTGTTCTTTATTTTCAAATGATGGGACCTCTACTTGCGCAGGTTGTTGCATTTGCAAGTCTGGAGTATCCCAAGTTACGCCAGTCTGTTTTTCTAAAACTCCAGGATATAAGGGTTGAGAAGCCCTGCTTAAACCTTTTCCAAGAGATGATATTTCTTTCTTCAATCTATTAAATTGATCTAAGGCAAATCTCGGATTAGATCTCCATGAATTAGTTGCCTTTGTAAGCATATCTTTTAATTCATTCATTTGAGATGCGCGCACACTTAACCCTTCAATATTTCTCATTATGTTTGCCTCATTTTGAGCTAGAATATTTCCAAACTCAAAATAATCGCTATAGGCTTTAGGTTTATCTTTCTTGAGAGAATCCCAAAAAGCTTGGCCTTTTCCCATTGCTCCAGCATATAATGATGCGTTTTTAACTACCCTTTCTATTCTCGGATCGTTTAATACATTTTCTGCTGCAACAGCAGCACTAAATCTTTTATAAGTTGCCGGATCACTTCCGCCCATATTCTGCTTAATTTGAGCCGTTGTTCTCAACCTGTCTTGATAAGCATCTGGCCCAATAGTTTGAGTTGGGTCATGAGGATTTTGCGGTGTTTGTTTTGGCAATTGAGGGAATAATCCAGGCTCAACGTTCCGCAAAATCTTCCTTCCTATTCCAGGATTATATACATTTAACGTTTCTTTTTCTGTTGGAGTCAGATGAGAATAAGCAGTGGCAGCTCTATACCATGGATTTTGTGCTTGAGAGGCAGTCTGGGCTTGCATACGCTTAATGTCTAACAATGATGGCATCTCACTAATTTCTGTTTGCATTTTTTGCAATTGTAGAGGCCTTAATTTCTCTTGAAATGCAGCCTGTCTTCTAGCGGTTTCAGCTTGCCTAAGAGCATTCGCAATATTTAATCCGCTTTGTATGCCGCTTTGTGCTCCACCTATCAGTCTTTGAAGTGGAGTAGGTGCAGGTTTTACAATTGGAATATTATACATATTATTTCCCAAATAAATAATTTCCTAGAGCGCCCCCGCCGGGACCGCCCAAGAATGCTCCGCCAAGAGTTCCGCCTATCTTGCCCAGGCCACCCAATAGTTGCCCACCAATTCCAGGTTGTTGCGCTTCACCGATGTCAGACCTAGCAATTCCTCCATACCCTTGGCCTATCTCTTGGCCTAATTGACCAGTCATTTGGCCAATTCCTCCAGCTGCTTGCTCACCCATTCCGGCTAATCCGCCTAATCCGCTAAGATATTGTCCACGCATTCCAAGCATTCTATTCAGGTAGTTTTGGACATCTTGTCCGCGGAGTGATTGCGCCCTTTCAGCGGCATGCTGCATTTCAGCGCCAGACCCAAGCATTCCACTGGCTGCCGATGCTCGTCCAGCTGCTTGTTCGCCAGCTTGAATTTGAGCTTGTAATTCTGGGGACTCTCTATATTGGGACATCATTTGCTGATAGAGTGCATTTGGATCTGAATATGCGCCCAAAGCTTCCTCATATTTAGGAATTGCATATTGACCGGCACCTAAATAAGGTTGATACGCTTGCTCTCCGCGCTGCTCAATCTGTTGTTGCTGCCCCATTCCTTGCTGGATCGCCTGCCTTGCTTCATCGTATCCGCCGCTGCTAGTGCCCATTCTCATACTCCAAATAATATCTATTATTATGCGTGGAACAATGTTTGAATCCACACCATTTTGCATTTAAGAGGGCTTTTTTGTTATGTTCGTAAATAAGCGATATTAATTTCTTACACTTATTTTCTTTAAAGAATTTCTTGAGGGCGAGCTTTGAAAGCTTTAATGCTATTTTACCCCGATATTCCTTAAAAAAGCCAATATCTACAACATAAATTTCTTTTAAATTCATACTTTTTTCAAGATTCAAACAAATGCCCACTCCTGCTACTTCGTGTTTATAAATAAGAAGATAACATTTATGGTCTTCTCCCAGTTCACTTATATACTTATCTAATCTATTTGCATCTGTGAATCCATCTATAATATCTTCATGAGATATTAATTTCTTTAATATCTCTTTGTCTTTCACTGACTCCACATGAAACATTAAGCGGCAACCGGTGTAAATGTGACCCACGCCCCGCCTTCTCTAAAATTAAATCTGTCGGTTGTTAGATTGTAAATAATTGCTCCATCTCGTGGGTTTACAAGTTCATCTCTTTGAGTTTCAGTAAATCTTGTAACCTCAATAATAGCCGTTTCATTTCCTTTGGTTACATCTGGCGCAATCGATGAATTTGAAAATCTAGCGTGAGTAATTGCATATCCAGTTACTCGAGTGATTGAGTTAAACCAATTCCTCCATGGATCGGTTAATTTACCACTTTCTAATAGGTCGTCGTATATTGGAGCTTCTGGTAAAAATGGAGGAGAAATAGATCGGTTTGTCATTCTGGCAATACCTCTATATCTGCTGCCGCACCAAGAATGTAATAAACAACATTATTAAACATCTCTAGCTTAATAATAGCGTCTCTTCTGGTTCCAAGCCTTCTCCAAATTGTGCGCTTTACTCTTGCGCCACTCTTTCCAACTTCTCTTCTATCAAAATTATGATAAGTTACTCCGCCATCTTCCGATATTGAAAGGAAGATAACAGGGTCAGCATCTATCCCTAAAGTATCAGGGATGCCAACACCTTGAAGCATATCCACGTGGAATCTATTGAGGCGTATTCTTTCATAAGTTGGCGAGCTCATCACATGAGCAATGCGTGTTCTCTTTATGCGCTCACCAGCATTTGTTAAGAAATCATTTCCTAATTCATATAAGAACGAATCATTATATGAACCCATGAAATGTCGTCCTTTATAGAATGCGTGAGTATTTCCAATGTGCCTCGTTTCATCTAGCATCTCTAGTTCATGCCATTTGTTTGTATCAACATTATAAACAAATGTTCTTTGGTCAATCGAAAAGTTTATCTGATAAAATATTTGTCCATTTATTTTAAATACAAATCCAGTAGCATCTTCCGGTGTTGTGAAATTCTGGATTGTCTCATCTATTTCTCGCGTACTAATCGGGCGTGGCATCGTTCCCATTATCATCATAATGGAGCCTACGCCATCTTCATCATTAGAAAGATAAAATAATCTATCAAATCCTTCGGTTAACGAAGCTTGAGCTTTTATACCATGCTCTAATAATAGGTTGTTGTCACGTCTAAATGGAAAGTCAGCTAAACCAGCATCTAACCAAACCTCACTCTTTGTTTCTCCAAAAAAGAATACTCGTCTTTTTAAAACTGCACATGCTGATAATATAGTGGGGCGAGATTCTATTAATGCAAAATTACCGGAAGTCCATGATTTACCATTATTTTGATCACTTATATAAAATTGATTAGTTATAGTAGATGACCCATTTACTACTATAAAATAACTATCCATATAAGTAATATCTAATGGGTCAACATTTACAGCGGTTAGCTGCGCCGTCTCATCAGTTAGGGTAGCTGTTCCTGTGTCCCATATTAGAAGAGTTGCATTATCTACAAAAGCAACTTGAGTTTCATTGGCTGCGACTCCGACATGTCCGACTGATGTTGCTAATGTTGGCCCTGAAAGAATGCTAATTATGAAGCCACTGTCCATCCGATAGATAGAGTTGCCTACCGCGAAATAAACGTCACCCTTAAATACAATGGATGCCCGCGCTATTCCGCCTGCTGAGAATTCACGGAATTGGTCTAATCCGGGCCATGGAGCTAAATGTTTTGGCTTCTTCCCATCTGGATCTAACACTTCATACATATTTATAGTGCGCTGGGCATCAATTTTGCCAACTGGATCTTCGGCAAAGCTTCCAACAACAGGGAAATCTATTCTTTTGTCAGCACCAATTGTCATGAAAATATCCCAAATGACTCTAATGCGAAGTCGCCATATTTATTCATTAGAATATTATCTGTCCATATTGCCATATCAACATCATTTGCAACTTTGAGGTTTTCTTTCATTTCTTGATATGCGGCTTCAGCTGTTGGGCTCCAATTTGCTGATGGGTACACATCTTTTAGTTCACGAGCTAAAGCATATCGTAAGAATCTAAAATAGTAAGGAGGCACTTCGTCTAGATTGTCGTATAGCTCCACATGGTCTAACATAAACTTAGCTCTTACATGACATTCATATTGAAATGATGGAACCGGATAGAATTTTAATTTAGTTAATAAGTCATCTTTCATTAACATGACGTATCCAGGACGGCTTTTTAAGTCAAATAGCCTCGTATTATTAAGAACGTCGGAACGCTTAACAATTCTTACTGGATAAGAGATAGAGTCTCTAATAATATTTACATAATCTAGCTCAACTATTCGTTCAGCTTCTATATCAGCTGGAATAACATTTGAGATGGTATATTCATCCTGACCATCAACCATATTAAAGACTAATTCTCTAATGAATGGTATAAAAATTCCTAGCGATGAAAAGTGATCGAATAAATCGTTAAGGTAATAAAGTCCTTCCGTTATTTGAGATCCCGACGGCGTTTCATCTGGGGAGAACTCACCAATAAGATAGAAAGCTTTAACAATGATATCATTTGCTGTTCTGGGTGTTTGCGGCATTATCCGATACCTTTATTTTGGGTGGTCTACCGCGCCTTTTCTTGGGGCGCGGTATCTCACTAGATTCAGCATTAATTACTTCATCTTTTTTTTGCTTTTCGTCCAAGCTGTTCCCGTCTTTTTTGGAGTTGATGGTATTGGCATCTTTCCTGGAGGCGGTGTTAACTTGTTCGTATTTGGGTTCTTCTCTTTTGATTCGTAAGCCATTTTTCTTCTCCTCATCAGTATGATAAATAGTTTTGTCATACCACTTGCCGGTATCTAATAATTGCTGCGCATGATCGCGTGAGCAAATCTTATAGACACCGGCAAAGTGCATAACCTTATAAAGCTTTTTAGGGCTATAACTCATATTAAGAAACTAACTTAGTTGCGTATTGACCATGCCACTTCCAACCACAAAGAGCATCTAAACGCATAACGTTAACGTCATTTAATATGTCACCTTGGAAACTTACACGCAAAGATACATTTGTATCTGGACTTGTTTTGATGTAAGTGCGATTCACGTCAATAGTTTCAAGAGGTGGAACAACTAAATCCAATCCGCGTTTTGCGTACGCCAAGTTAACGTTATAAGTAACAGGAGTTCCAGGAACTGTAACACCAAGAATAGAAACGGCTGCCCCATCTAAAATTGGGCTAGTTACATTTCTACGAGCATCTGCTAAATCGCTAACAATACTTGGGCTTACAGTAATAGTTACGTTACCGCCGACGTCTGCGCTAGCATCAGCTAACACAACGAATTGCATTAATTGACCTGTATCTGCGCGACCAACTGGATTAACCGAATTCGATCCTGCAAACGTAACAACATCACCAGCTCTGAATACATTAGCTGCGGAAGGTGTGGCGCCATCAAGAACAATTGTATTTCCAGAATTAACTTGTCCGTTGACAACAACAGTTCCAGCCAAACTACCGGTTGTATGACGAGCAATAGATTGATTTTGGAAAATGTCGAAATAAGACAGATGTCCTAATTGTGATTTAAAGGAAATATCATCATTCAAGGTATCATTGAATGCATTTTGCAAAGATGCTTTTAAAGCAGATGCATCACGCACAGATAACCCCATATAAGCGTTGTCTAAAATTGGCATCGCTTGTTCAAGCATTTTAGCGCCAGCTAAATCAACTGCTGCAAATGAGTTGACGGGAGTTCCTGGTGTTCCAGTTGCAAAGTTAACTTGTTGAACGCCGTCTAAAGCAATTTGAGTTTCCATCTGCTTAACAATTTCTTGCACAGCTGGCTCAATATATCTTTCTGAAAATCTTTCTAAACCGTTATCAACCTCAAGAGTAAGTTCTTTTGAATTGTATTCGGTAAGGACGTGATATTGATGCTCAACAACTAATGGTGTGGTTTCTTCATCAACGTCTTGTATTGCTCCAATTCGACCATCGCCAACCGTAAAATGGTTTTGACGACGAATATTAACGGTATCGCCAATGCGATATTCTTGCATTTTAAAATCACTTTCATAACCGCGATTAGCAGTCATAACAAATGAGTTATTGTTTTCAAATTTAGCCAAGGCAATATTTGCCACTAGCTCGGTAACACTAAATTGATTAGCCATGTTTTATACCTCAAAAAATAAGTTATCGTTTTCGACGGCTTCGTTCTTTTTCTTTATAGTAAGCTCTCAAATCTTTTGGATTCTGAGCCACCCTAGAAAATGAATTCATGGGCTTTTGACCCACCGTCTCCCCTACTGGTTGTACCGGAGCTGGCGCACTTGATATCGTTGGCTTGCTAGCTAACTTAAATGCGTGCTTCACAACTTCCGCTTGTTGTTGCCGAGGATGTAATTTAGAAATGCGCTGGACTTCTTTAGGATTTTTGGCCAAATAATAGAGTAAATCAGCTCCATTAGGAGATACTTTCGCTACTCCTAGCATAGATTCACTTAAAGGCAAGTTATCATTTCGCACTACGTCGTCGAAGTCTTCATATTTGCTAGCAGCTTCATCAATGGAATCAAAAAATCTTTCTTCCTGCAGCTGCTCGTAATATTTGTCTTCTCTCCGTTGTTGCTCTTGAGACGCTTGATACGCATACTGTTCTTTTTGTTGATTAAAAAGAGCAGCCCCATATCTAGGGTCACTTGGGTCAAGATATTGCCCAGTAAATGGGTCAATCACTTGTCCTGGTTGAGCAGATGGCGCTTGCTGAGCTTGCGGTGTTTCATATCCTGCTTGAGGATATTGAGCACCTTGACTCAACTGTTGAACTTGCGCTTTTAGATCAGCTATTTCTTGCTGAACTCTCTTATTTTTTCTTTCAATCCTACGTTTTGCATATTCAGGGTTATCATTAGTTTCAGTTGAAGCTTCTGAACTATTCGGATTTTCCGAACTGTTCGAAACACTTGTAGACTCAGCTTCCATATGGCTGGATTCTTGAGCTACAGGCTCACTACTAACTTCACTAACAGGAGCAGCTTCCACTGCATCTGAACTTTGCATTGCTTCATCACTCATAATCAATCCTCATATTTTTTAAAGGTTAAAATAAAACCACTCGTATAAACGGACGCTTTAAGGTGCGCTTACCTCTCGCTTTCGCGGTCGAAACCCATTAAACTCTGCGCAGTCGCGCTATTGTGTTTAGCAATGTTGCTATGTGCGCTCATAATCTTTGACATAGCATTAGCTACATCTCCCTCGTATCCAAGCTGAGCTTTACTTATTTCGGCTCCAGTCTTCATACGGTTCATCTGTTGATCGTTTTGCAATTTCATCATTTCTAATTCTGTTTTTGCGGCATCTATTTGTTGTTGCTGCTGCGCTTGCTGTGCTTGCAATTGTTGTTCTTGCTGTTTAAGTTGAAGTTCAGCCTGCTTTAGTTGCATCTCTTGTTGAGCCATCATCATTTGTGGATTAGGTTGAGGTGGTGGGGGTGGCTGACCTTCCTCTTTTGCTAAGATATCTTTTGGAACTAACGTCTTAAATCTCTCAACTAATTGTGGGTTATTTTCCACATCAATGTTTTCAGCTATTAAATCTGCAACCAATGGGAACGTTTGAGGGTTAATCTTAGCCATTTCCACTAGGATTTGAAGCGCATTTTCTCGTTGAACAGCAAAGCTTGGGCCGCTTTCAATGACGACATCATATTCGCCGCCCTTCAAGTTATTCTGTACTCCACCGGCTACTTGCTGATTAACTGTTATGTCTCTATCTTTTCCATTCTGAGTTTGGATGCTTACTTTTCTTTCAGTATCGTAGATTTCAGGCAATAAAGACAAGATAACGCGACCTGTTTGCTCAATACATCTATCTAAGTTGTCCATATAAACAGCTACTGACATATTCCCTGTGCGTTGGCGCTCTTTCAAAGCTACCCCAGATAGCTCTTGACCTTGAGCTCCGCGATTAGCTTCGTAGTAACCAAGAACGCTCTGTATATCCATCTCCGCACGTTTGTATTGCTCTAGTAAAGTGGTTGGAACCTCAGAGGCTGGAAGTCTTGTTGGAAGTTGTTTTGTAATTGGATCAGGTTTAGCTAATAAAATACCTTGCTGAACGGATGGATTGCGCCACATATCAATCAACCCTTGGCCGCTCATGTTGTCAGGAGTTCCAATAAACTGTTCTCTGCGGCTATTTTTTATAGCTTGAGCAATTTCACTTCCGCAATAGTTAAGGAATCGTTGCGCATCTCTAACATAGCGAACAAAAGATATGGTTCGCTCTTCGGCATCTACAACATGAACTGCACCAGGACAAAATATAATTGGGAAATGTTTTGACGGCCATTTATATTTTTCTAGAATCTTTCCATAGACAGCTTTGTAACACATTATTCGATAGTCGCTAGATTTTCTGCTAGATATGATTTCAGGAAGAATTATTTGCTGATCGATTCCGCTAACATCTTCCATCTCAACCATTTCTTCATAACGAACTTTTATTTCTCTATATTCTTTATCGGTAACAGTTTTGCCATTGTCTAATTTGTGTAATGTGAACGTATACCATTCTTTTTTGTAATACTCGACGACGCTTATGGTATCTTTTGTCCCCCATTTAAACTCTTGTATTTGTGATTGTTCTGGGAACGACTCAGGATAGGGAACATCTGGATATTCTCTTTTGAACTCTTTTCGATCGCGAATGTCGTAATATCCGCAAAATTCCCCATCATGCTTCGTAGCTTCTTTAGCATTTGGATCGAAGAATACACGCTCTGGATTCTCTATTCTTCTAAGGAATATATGTTGATCAAACGACTTTGGCGTCTCATAGTCAACCATGATGCGTAATGCGCCGAAACCACCGGCTAGCGCATTTTCAAAAGCGGTTTGATAAACAATATCTGATTTAGAATCGTATGCTATTTTACGTACAATATCAGTGCGCAGGTCAATAGCTTGTTGATCTGATTCTCCATTAAGACTTCGTACTTTAAGGTTTGGTGTGTTATATCTTTGCTCTCCAACTACCTTCTTAAAGAAGTCATATATTTTGTTGAAGGTGAGCATGGGCTTCTGAAGTCGGTTGAATTCAGACCTGTCAGTTTGATCCCATTGAGATAAAAATAAGAAATTCTTATCTTCTCGCATGAACTTCAAATTTTCGGTATAGCTTTCGTACCAGCGTCCGACGTTCTTTGATATTTCTTCGAGTAGATCTATTTCTTTTTCAGACGAACTTTTGCGCGCCATAGATATTTAAAATCATTAAGTTTGGAGGGACTTAATAACATTAAAAGATAGAATCTGATAGAGGGGTCAGATTTTAATAGAGGGATTAAGTAATCTTTTAATATTTACGCTATTATCTACACAAGGGAATGCAAATGTCAAGGCTAAAGCATCAGCTTCATCAGGACTTCTATGTCTTTTTTTAATCTCATCTTTCTTTTCAAGCAAAATACGTGTATTTGAATCATAACTATATGCTGGAGAGCATAAATCTTCGTGCAGAGATTCTTCATCAGGGATAGAGCATGGCTCATCTTCTAACCACGCTTTCATTTCACCCCACATTTCAGCGCGAACATTTCTATATCTTTCGGCATTGTATGGGGTTGCGCCTGCATTTATTCCCTTCACGGTATCAACATGACCAAGCTCTCTTAATCTATCGACAATACCGGCTCCAATTCCAATAACATCCACGAGAACCTTGTCCGGATTTTCTTCTTTTATTAGCTTAGTTATTATTCCAACAGTTTTCATGGTATCGCTTTCATTAAAGCTTTGTAATTTATAAGCGACTCTTCCATGTCTAAATATAATTGATGTTCTATCTTTTCCTGGGCCAGCTGGATCAACGCCCATAAACTTTGTTCCATAAGGCTTATTGTAATCACTCTGCCTAGCCTTCACTACAGAATTCGATGGAATAAATGAGTCTCCACTTGTGCTTTGGAACGCTTCCACAGGCGTACATGGATATTCTTGCATAAATGCTTTGTCACCCATCATTCCTTTAGACGTAAGTTCTTTTATCTTCTTACGACGCCATACCAATTGTTCGTTTGATAGTTTATATATCTTACGTAGCTCATCCTCTTCTGGAGTTATTTTAAATCCGTCAGGTACTGTCTCCTTATATTCTTGTTGCCAAAACCAAGGAATAAATATAGGAATGTAGTCTGAATCTTTTTGGAGAGAAGCTTTCCATTGTTCGTGAAAATAATTTCCGAGACCGTGAGCTGTTGATTCAAGTATAATTTCGGTGCCTTTCTCACCTGGAACAGCTTGAAGAATTCCCTTTGCGTGGTCATCAGCATTCGGCCAAAATGCAACTTCGGAACCGTGGAATAATTGCAATGTGCTAGAGCGGCCAACGCCTCGTGTTCCAGCTGTTCCAACCTTATAACCTGAATCTAAGTTAGGAAAGTCTAGCTCTTTAGCATTCTGCGTTCCAACGATAGGTCGGAACATCTCAGGGCAATTTTCATGGTACCTCTGGGACATTTCAAATAGATTGTTGGTTGCTTCTTGGTCGTGAGTAAGGATGAATGCGCGCAGACCTTGATTGTGTGTAACCTTCCAATAGAATCGGCCCTCAACGTAAGTAGAGCATCCTTGCTGCCGACCTTTGAGTATGACGGCTCTTACTTTCCCTGTTTTCTTATATTGTTCTTCTAATTTCTCGTGAATATATCGCTGCGCACTATTAAGAATGAATGGAATTACTTTACCACTTTTTAACCTAATCTTTAGGCATGACCTTGCATAATAGTGGAAATCTTCTTTTAATTTAAGTCTTATTTCATCTTCGGTTGGCATTAAAAATCGTCTACCACATTAATTGCTATTAGAAATCCAACAAATAAAATCATAAGAGGAATTCCTATTCCTCCGCCATAGATGACTGCATAGACAATCAAAACTTTGGCCATCACAGCAGCTCCGCCCGTTCCAATTCCAATTAAGTCAATCATCCATGGAAGCATCATACCCCAAAAGAAGTAGCCAACTGCTGCACTTAAAAACAGTGCGCACCCCATTACCGATAAAAATGCTTTCATTATGTTATTCCAATAAGAGTTGCACATGAAGACATGATCTTCATTTATTGTCTCCGATTAGTGAATGGGTAAGGAATGCTAGAAAAACTATCTCTATATTTAGTGGCTTCCTCTTCCCCATGTTTTTCTTTAATATTGCTAACTACTTTATTAAAGCTTCGGCTAACAGCTCTGAAAAACATTAATTCCATAGTTTCTTCATTCAGACAATTTGGATCCGTATTTTTACTTTTGCCATATGCTATTGTTCTTGGCATTCTTTTATCTCACTATATCGGATGGAATTAAATTCTGATACCCACAATTCACGCATTTTATTTCACACATTCCACCCTCTGAATTCTCAGTAACACTGAAAGAATGGTCGCCCTTCAAACACCTAGAAGCAGTCGCCTCACGTTTGCTTTTTGCTTCTTCCCGGGATTTCTCGGTTATCATATCGATCAACTGATAAACCCAAAATATAATGGCGCCAACACCAACAATCATACCTAAAGCAATCATTTATCTTTAAATCCTAAGCACTTAGTCCCGCATATCTTGCATTTAAGCCAATCGTAGACTTTATCATATGATCCATCTTTTCGATAGTCGTGATGTCCCGTCTTGCAATTAGGCTTAAAAGAATCATCGCGCTTCTTTCTTAATTTACGCTTAAATAATCTATCTTTATCTGTAAAAAAATCATCCTTCATTCTTTACCTCCTCACATACTGATTGAGCCCACGATAATGCACCAGGAGAAAGAAGCCAATCAATATTTGGCGCAAGATGGAAGCTCCCATTAAGTCCATGCACCTGCGGCGGAAGCTCGGAAAGCTTCAATATTGGCGCAGGCTTCTTAAATACCCTCTCCCTCGCTATGTGAAAATCATCTTCCATCTGTTGTAAGTTCATAAACATTCACCATTTTCTTAAAATTTTCGAGAGTTGTTTCGGGTAGCATTTCATCAAATGTGCTTCCATGATAATGTGCTAACCAAAATCCACGATCGTTTATTGTTTCAACTGACTCATCTTTACCTAGTCGATTGGGAATCATCCAGTAGTTACTTTCCCAATAAACTTTCTTAATCTCATATGGCAAACAATCCATATCCTCATGATATTCATATGGTGGCCCAGCATTATGCTCATATGGCGCATCGTCCCAATCATCACCCCATTGAAGTTTTACATCTTGCGTAGTAAACCAAGCTTGATTGTCTAAGACTAGGCATAGCTTGAAATGTTTATCCATCAATTTTCCACGGCCGCATTTGCAAAATTTTATGTTAGTCAAATCTATATCTATTTCACTAGTCAGCCCTAAATTCCCTCTCATTTTCTCCCCACAAGGTTCTGTATACTTCTTTGTAAAATAATCTTGATTTTCTTCATCAGTCATTTCTTTTTCCTGTAATAACTAACGTTTCCCCAGCAATCACTGATTCCACTTGCAATATCTTCTCCTTTTTTATCAAAAAACGTTATGCATTCTGAATGCGGCTCTCCAGTTATTTTAACAGTGTGCACATCATCCACATCAATTATTGAATCAGGAGCAGGTGGGTATTCAGTGCAATCTAACCTATTTGATAAAAATATATTACTTTTTGCTGTTTGTGGTTTTACCAACCAACACACAATAAAGCCACAAATAAACCAAACGAATCCAGCTAAATAAATCATTTCTTTATCTCCAAAGTTTCACTAGTTGCTCTATTTATCTTCATGTTTTTTCCTTCCAGCATGATTTCTAGTAATTTATAAATATGCATATCAGTACATTCTATAGGGCCAACATACGCCCCACCTTCAACTGGGCTCCACCTACTATATTTCCACCCATTGAAATTCTTGTTGTCCGCTCCATCAATCTCACAAATACTTCCATCTTTATTTACTGCAACCCGAACAAGCAAAGGAGATCGATCGGGTTCATTTACGATTTCATTTTCTATATAGAGCACCTTATCTTTAAATTTATAATAATCACCTATTTTTCTTTCAATGCTATTAATTCGGCTGCGAGTCATAAGGACCAACACAAACACAGCAAAAGGGAATGCCGCACTTAATATATTTATAATTTCATTCATTTCTTTACCTCGTAGTCATAACTGCTATTGAATGCACTTCATCTTCGCGCGGATGCCTTCCGAATATATATTTAACTCCATCTTCTTCTGATTCTCTGATGCTCAAATCTTTAAATCTTTTTATCAATGGAAGTTCTAAAGCATCTTTTTCCGCTTCAACAACAGCTTCCCACGCCTCTTCAAGGCGATATGTTGGAGCAATCCTACCATCTGAAACGCCATATGCATTTTGAACTCTGATCATTTCTCACCCTCTAGCTTAATAACTTTCGTTTTTACCAACCAATCAAGTTGTTCTTTAACTTCCATCTTAATGGCGCAGTTCATCTCTCCAAGTAAATTGAGCCTCAGATCTATTTCTTTGTTGAACTCAATGGATGTCTTATCTTTCCTACTGCGCTCCCACTCCTCCATAATTCTGTTAAGTTCCTCACTAAAGGTTTCTCGCTTCTTTTTTCTAAATAAATTTGAGATTCTCATATTTTCATCCCCCTACCTATAGGTGGATCAAAACTTAAAATAACAATAACTTGCACTAATATTGGAAGCCACACATGAAACCATGATATCGCAATCCACCCCATAAACTTTAGGATAACCAATACTAAAAATATAACAAAACAAATACTCATATTTACATTCTCCTAATCTTTCAAATCAATCAAATATGCAAATGGCCTATACTTGCCATCACTAACTTTACATATAGCATAGTGTTGGCCATCATCTTCAACATTATCTAACGGAACAAACTCTATCTCATCATTTCTAGTGAATCCAAGATGGTCTTTGATATCCTTACGACTCTTAAACGATTCTTTAAGCTCATCCTCAGCATAAGTTTTAGATGAATTTATCTTGCCGAATCCTTCGAATGGATTATGTATGAATTTATAGGTCATTTTTCATCCCAGCTGAGCGCTAATTTCTTTCGAATTTCTTTCAAATGATTTATCTTAGCTTCTGAGTACTTGTCGTTCCACATGCGGTTAACGGTTGCCTTTGTCTCCTGAAAATTAATCGCCTGATAAAGCATTTTTTTTTCAAACTCTTTATCTGCTTTTTTCATATCTCTTTTTGGTTTACCAATCAATGCCTCGTATGAAAGCTTTGAAATTACAATTAAAAAGCATAAACACACCATAAACCCACCAAAGTTACTCCAGTCGATGTTATTCATTCTTCACCCCCAAAGTTTCTAATAACCAATGACACTATCCCAACAACACTTAGCGGTAACCATATTGGCAGCGTTAACGCTAATGGAGACAAATCAAATACGCCCCTATACTGCATTGCACACAACAACGCAGTTAATATGCAGCATAAGAACATAAATGCTGTGAAACTAATCTGATCGTTTTGTTTATTCATCTTTACATCCCCATTCTTCTAATTGCTTTAACATTCCAATTAAGATATTCCATCGCCTGAATAATGCTAGATAGTTTTAGCTCGCACATAGCGGATTCATCAATCATCATCGTATAACTCCGCTAATCTCTTCAATTCTTCTTCATGAGTTTTAACATTCACTTCCATTTTATCGGTGAACATCTGCAAATGTTTTCCTAACAGCTCCAATGATTTGTTAGCGCCATTAGCATTGAATTTATAAACGCCTGTTTCATTTCCGTCTTTATCAAGTACCGGCTCATTCTGCATGCATCTCTCAACTATATCTTTTAAATTAGTTAGCACATAATCATTAGTAATATTTGTTCTTTCTGACCTCATTTTATTTGCCTCTTTTATAGCTTCGTAAACGTTAGCATATGTTAGCAGCCGTGACCCTATCTCTTTAGCCGCAGCAGAGCTATACCCAGCCCGTATTGATGCCTGGGAAGCATTCCCATCTTTGATATATTCTTGCACAAAGCGCTCTTGCTTAATTGTTAGTTTCTTGCTCACCATCTAAATCCAGCCATTAATTTCAAAAACTATAAACCCACCTACCACCAGCGCTACTGCCAAAAGAATCGCACTCCAAAAGTTCTCCCACCAACTGTTATTATCATATTTCTTCTTCAACTTTAGAAGGCACACTCTTTGCATTTCTCTTGTTTCTAATTTATTACATAATGCTATCTCAAGAGATGCATATTTAGCATCTTGAATATCTTGTTCAGCTCCAGCAGCCATAGCCATTGCGCCTGCTGATAATGCAAGTGAGCCAGCATCTGCGAATGCAACACCAGGCACAGGAATCAATAAAATTAAAATTAAAATCAGTTTTCTATACATTGTTTTTCTCTTGTTTAATTGTTAGCTTCGCGCTCTTTAACCATCGAATTGTATAGATGTACTTCATTATTAAGACTTCTATCCATAAATTTTATTTTTTCCTCACATTCTTTTGAGCAATACTCCTTGTATTTATCAAAAATTAATTCTAAATTATCCATAGAAAACTCCAGTGAGTTGCTGTCATCAAAATAATCCTTCCTATAACATCTTCCCGCATCATACTTAACACCAGAAGATGAAATGATGATTTTCCTAATCATGCCTACATCAATATAAGATACTTCTTCGAACCTATAATAAATAACAATATCACCTACATTAAATTTATGTTTCACTCTCATTCTCCTAATATCTAAATTAAGGACACCAACACAAATTATTAGCGAATCATTGCAAACCAAACCTTTCCGAAGTTAAGGTTACAAGCTGATGTCCTTAAGTTAAATAAAGGCGCTCACTACTAAAATAATAATTCCTTCCCGAACATTATGCTAAAGCAGTAAGCGCCTTGTTCATTACCATCTATCTTTTACAAAAACAGCATGTGCACGGTGGCTCAGGCATCATTACTTCTTGGCAGTTATCACAATCACACCGCGTGTCTTTCAGCTCCTCACAATATTCATCTTTAATCTCTTTTGAATTCTTCTTTATTTTGTCAATTAATTTTTGAGCAAACATATCAACGTTATTTCTGCATGCTGAGTCAACGTTTTGCTGCCACATAAAACCAGGCTCTTCATCATAAATCTTCACGCCCTCGGCTGATGCCTCAATTCTGCTTACTTCTCTGCATACAATTTCCCACTGAAAAGTGTATATAATCTTATCCCCAACATTAAACTTAATTTCTTCTGGCATAATTTTCTCCTAATAAAATTACAACTAACACGAGCATTAACTATAATGCTTTATCCTCATTTTTAATCTTTATGTCTACAGTGGTTCCTTACTACATTAAGGCAATCTGACACCAAAAAACCAACCCCACCCTCTCCAGGCAAAAAATCATCTGGGCGTCTTCGATAACTAGCGCAATTGTTATTACTAACGATCTCACATTCTTTTAAATAAATCTCGTGCTCTAATCTTCGTTGCTTTATAATCTCTTTCCACTCCCTAAACTTCTTCTTATCTCTAACTACAGCCTTATCTTCTGAGCTATCATACTCAGCTATAACTTTATCTCCATCAAAGATTTGAATAAGATTAGTTTTCTTATACTTCAATCCTGCTGGCGGACGAGCATATAAATCTTGGATTATTTCTTTATTTGATAAATCTTTTTTCATATTACCTTTCCTACAGGGTGGGGGCAGGACGCCGGTACCTAGCGTGGATTTTTAAAAGAGTCAAAAGGATTTACTAAATTTAAAATCGTTCGTCCAAAATACCTTAACCCCGCCTAAATATTCATCTAGGCGTCCCTTCCCATCGAAAGCTAGAATATCCCGCGGAATACTCTAGCTACATCTCTAGGCTAACTCGTACTTTATTCGGAGCCATAGCCGCCCATCAATGTTCTAACAAACCTATCTTAAAGACACCGAGTCCAATTCGCTGGAATTAGGCATGCATACATCTAAATAAGCCGCGATATTAACCCTTCAGAATAATATACATTCTCAGTGCCTTTAAGATAGATTTAATTGGGGGACCGAAGCATCAATTAATAGAGGGCAATCAATGCTCCGGCACAACAAACTAACTATTAAATAACATAATATAACATTATTTCACTTATGTCAACATTATTTTAATCTTTTTTTAGATTCATTTCTGTAATGTGGTAATCTAAATACTCATGATTCATTTTATTCTTTCGGATATCTTAAGCCTCTTGATACATTCAGTAATCATGGTTATCTCCCTCTTCGTGATTCATTAACACCTATTGGTTATCTTAAGTTGATTGATTCATTTTGTGTCTTTGATTATCTTCGTATGGATGATTCACTACCTGTTTCTGGTTATCTTTTATTCAACGGTTCATTTGCAATCATTGGTTATCTATATTATATCGATTCATTTGCATTGATCGGCTATCTAGTTTTACCTGATTCACTTTACAATGCTGGTTATCTTGCATACACTGATACATTCACATCTTTTGGATTCCTGTTCTTCTCTGATTCATTTGATACATTTTGTTTTCTTGGCTATCTTTTCGCAACTGATAATTTTTAATTCACTTTAGTATATATAATATATACCTAGTACTTATGATACATTTATATACCTCGGATATCATTTAATTCTGATACGTTAAACAAGTGTGGTTATTTTCTGTTTTGCGACTCATTTCAATAAACTGGTTACCTAAAACAGGATGATACATTTGATTTAGATGGTTATCTGTAACACATTGATTCATTTAAACACTCTGGGTATATTCATTTTATTGATACATTTATTTGTACTGGTTATCTTGCATTAGCTGATTAACTTCGGTCTCTTGGAAACCTTTCATTGATTGATGCATTAATTATTCCGGGTACCTGCCATAGAATGATTACTTACTTAGCTTACGTGGACTTAATCCTAATTCAGGTTTTGTTGTCACAGATTCTCTCGCGTATTCTTCGTATATGGTATTCAATTTACTTAATGCTTCAAAAAAACCCTTTAGCGGGGATTGTGGCGACAATAGCTCTCTATTTAACTCCTCTGCTGTGTAGATATCCTGATTAGGTTTATTTTCTGTATTCTCTGTCTTTGGTGATATAAAAAATCTAAACATTTTACTTTTC